AGCAGGCCCGTGCTGTGCTCCCCGAAGGCTTGACCCCCAGCCGCATGTACATGAGTGGGACCATCCGGTCCTGGATGCACTACTGCCAGCTTCGCACGCAGCCTGAAACCCAGAAGGAGCACCGGGTAATCGCCCAGTCGATCAGCGACGAGCTTGCTCTGCAGGTGCCAGCGGTCTGGTCTGCGATGGAGCAACCCTGATGGTGGCCCCTATTCCCCGCGTCAAGGAGCAGGGCGAGCCAGAGGTACGCCTGCGCCGGGGCTTCTTCGGCAAGCTCGTTGTGCAGGTCAGGTACCCCGTCTTTGTGGAGAAGTACCCCTTCCCCCGGAGAGACGGGCTGACTGAGTGGGAGGGCCGGGGCGTGGGCAAGTGGAGGGACGCCTATCCTGGCAACTTCCGAGAAGTCCTGGCCATCATCGACAGGCTGAAGATCAGCGCTGTGTAAATCACCGCCCGCCCACGGAACCACCATGGTTCAGGCCATCGTCAGGTCAGCATGACGAACACCTAAGGGTGCTGCGGGAAAAGCGTGGGCGGGCACCCACATAAGGATAAGAACATGGGTTGTCATTACTGTGACTCCTGGGCCAGCAGGCCACTAGGCGAGAAGGTTGTATGTGAGGACTGTTACCAGACAGTGAAAGCAGTACCTGACGAGGACAGGGTCGGTGTCCTGACAGAGCGCCTACAGAAGGTTCACGGGCTGCTGATTAAGCATACGCAGCAAGGGTACCTGATAGACTGGACACGGGAGTTGGCGAGGCGGATTGAGTTCCTGTCCCGGCTCTCCAGCGAGCCTGGGCTGCCTACACCTGAGGTAGTGCAGGAAGTTGTGGTACAGCGCTCAGCTAGTGAAGTGCCGGCAACAAAGTTGCCAAAGCCGCTGAAGATTCGTAAGCTTAGGTAGGACCAAGGACATGGGCACCAAATACTCTTGCATTTGGCATAAAAAGCCCCGCGCCCTCTAAGAGGCGCGGGGAAGGCCCCTACGGCAAACTAGAAAGCGACGCCAGCTGACCAGCCTGTTGGTTTGTAGATGGAGAGGACGGCCTCATCCTCGATAAACGCCATCCAACCTACGCGTGGCGTCCCGAACACCCACGCTGACCCGGACCACACAGCAACCTTGTTGTCGTGCGTGCTCCAGGCCCCAGTCCCAGCAGCAGCCACAATATAGGTATCGCCTGTGATTGGAGAAGCCGGAGGCGTGCTCAGGCCTCTGTCCTTGACACTAAGGTGGGTGCCGAACCTGCCCAGCCACAACAGGTTCGCGTCCATACCCGTATGCCAGGAGTTCTCCCCTAGGGTCCAGCCATATTGAATACCACTTCTAGGTTCAGTTTGTGCTGCCATCATGCACCTCCGTAGGAATTGCCATAGGTTGTCCCGTAGCCTGCGCGCAGGAACGGAATGTCGTGGATCTGGTGACTGTCCAAGGTCGACCTGGTAGCCCAGACCTGCAGCCTGAGCGCACCGTAATTAGCCCCCATCACTGCGGGGGTAAATGAGTGTGTCAGCCCTGTAATGCCTGACTGGGCCGTTATCATGGTTCCAGCAGCTAGAAGCAGTCTAGCCGTGTACGTGGTGCCGGCCTCCGGCCCAATGCTCCCTGTCTCCGTCCCCACGAGGGAGACTGTTTGCTGCAGCCGATCTCTGTGTACCCAGGAGACGCTGATGTCGGCATCGCCCGGGACACTGCTGGGGTAGGCTAGGCTGTTGATCCGTATCCGCTGCGGCGGGTACGGCCTGGCCTGCCGCCCTGACAGGGTGCGGCTCTGAGTCGTCGCCGAGTTGATGGCCAGCGTCCCTCTGCCAGTCGTCGGCAGGAGCCTTATCCTGGCTGTCTCCCCGGTCGCATATTCCACGCCATCCGTCTCACAGGTGTCCTCCATGAAGAAGAGGCGCGCACCCGAGGTGTGAACGGCTGGGACGGTGTCCAGGACACCGCGCAACACAGTGATAGACGAAGCACTGATTGCAGTAATGGCTACAAACTCGTTGTCAACAAGTGCATAGGTTCCAGTCGATACCAGGGCCAGATCAATGCCGCTATTGATAGCCCACACCGTATCGTTGAACGTTGTGGTGGTAGCTAGAACTGCTGTTGGACAGAAATCAACAGTGTTGGCCTCCTGCCACAGTGTGTTCGTGTTGCCTGGGTCCGTGTACATCTTTGCGCTGACCGCATCCCCAGAGGGCCTGACGCCTGTAGCCACTACATAGGTTGTAGTAGTGGGTAGAGCCTGGGCAGCGGCCTCACCTAGCCGGGGTACAAGCTCCCAGTATGGGGCCTCTATCGTAACGTGGTAGGGGCAGGGAGCAGGAACACTGACAGGGTTGGTCCACGCGCTGGGTGGGGGTGCCGCGTAGATTGCTGCGGCCGTACCAAAGACATCCTCGACGGCAGTGATTCTGATCTCGTTATTATCTACAGCCCCAAACTCTATATTGGTCACACGCATGACCAGCGTGGCCACGCCAAACCTCGGCCAGTTCAGTTTAAAGACGTCACCGACATTCAGGCTGTACGCGACCCTGTTTGTGTATATCGTGCAACTAGCAAGTGGGGTGCTCAGCGCCTTGAGCGATCGAGCGGCGACCTTCGTTGCATTAGTCCCTGTCGTGATGCCAGGGAACTGGAGGGTAGTACCGACCGTCGCCCCTTGCTGTGCCACCAGGGAAATGTCCTGGACCGTTACTGAGTTGTCTTTCCCTGTGCTACCGTCCCAGTACTGCACTGTGACAGAGTTGATCAGCTCCCCGATGGTGTTCCGCTTGAAGTCGGTCAGCTTGGAGACATTGCTCTCGTTAAGCTCCAGGAGCGTGGCTACGTTGTACCCTCCACGAATCAGCTTCAACACGAACTTGCCCGTGGAGCGGCTGACATAGAGACTGGCATCGACGTGCTTCAGGACCTCCGATAGGAACTCATTCAAGGGCATTGACCGGTCCCACAGCAGTGACAGGCCCAGTCCTTCTGTATAAAGGGTGTCTGCGGCAGCTGAGAAGGCTGCGTCGTCGATGTCAGCCTCCGGGTACCCCATACCCCATGAGGGGTCTGTAAGGCACTCACGAACGATGTGGGCGGCATTCATGTCGTCGCCAACGGCGACCTTGCTCGAGTACCACTGTGGCTGCCCGTCCAGCCGGGTATTTCTCCGGGTGGCCCAGAAGGCCCAGCTCTTCAGATATGGGTTCTGGCCAACGAGAACCTGGCGCAGAACTGCACTTAGCACGCCTCTGAACGCTGGGATGTCAGTACCGAGCTGGGACTGGAGGTAAGAGTTCCTGGGCTGGGTGGTTCCCCCCATCATAATGTCGACCACGCCGCTGACCCCGCCCTCACGGCTCTCCCCACCAAAAAGGTCTGGGGCGTTGATGGTTACGCTTCCCCCGGTGGATGTCCCCGTCCAGGCCTGACGCCCATCAACCTCGATGGCTGTCACAGCATCCACGGGCCCGTGACAAAGTACCATGTGCATACCGACATAGTACCTGTACCCCACGGTAACTTTCTTACTCTTCCCCACGTGCCACCTCCACCGCGGCTATAACCATGGCGTCATGGTTGGACGCCTCAAGTAGTGCCTGTGCGTCCACACCGTTTACGAGGAAGTCCGAGTAGTCGAAACCATACCGAGTCAGCAACTCGCGTATCCCACGACTGCAGTAGAGCAGCTTACGGCAGTGCTCAATTCTGACAACAACATTGGTCACTTCTTGCCCCCCTTCTTCTTGATGGCCTCAAGCCTGATGTCGCCATACCAGACGACATTGGGGCCCTCTAGCTTTCGCTTGCCGAAGAGAACCGGTATTTCCCGCCCGACTTCAGCAGTCGGCGCCTTGATCTCGTCCAGCCCCGGGGGCTTCGCACCCTGGGGCTTCGGCATGAGCGCATAGCTGACAACGAAAGATGCAACCCATAGAGCCACATACCACCACATAAACTACCTCACACAATCGAGCTGAGAGCGAACGGGTTCTTAATGGGAATCCACGGAAACCCACCAAAATTGTCCAAGTTGTTGAACTTGGTGTTGCACGTTGTCCTTAGGTGGTCACAGCCAGGGTACAACCTCAGCTCAGCGCCACCCACGAGGGCATTGAATGGTCGGGAGATAGTGATTTGGTCAGAGCTGTGCGCCACAATAAATCGACTGCTAAAGTCGGGTGCCACCACCATCCCACCAGTAAAGTACCCACCCGGGAATGCCCCCGCCCCCTGCACAGTTAAGGTGACGCCACCAGAGACAGACAACAGCGAACCGGTCAACAGGTACGCCTCCTGATTAACATTGCAGCCCCGGGTATATAGCGTGTGCCGGCAGCTCAGCTCAAATTTGGGGCGAAGCCCTGGGCGCTTGATAGACGTAAATACAGACTCGCACTCCACCTGCACAGTGTTATCGCTCGCCTTGGCGCCGACCACCCGCCCTTTCCAATACTGGGCAAGCTCCTTATCCGGGTCCGTCAGGTGGAGCCTATACACGTTTAGCGTAGTGACCAGGTCAGGGGCAAACCCCAGGAACTGGGCAGCAAACTCGTCCCCCCTCGGGAACGTTAGTGTCAAAGTCTCTTTCAGTGCGTCCTCGCCCTGCTTTATCCTATCCCGCTTAACGGCGGAGGGGATAAAGGTTCGAGCCAGGCTCGTAAACTCCTGGGTGCCGGTGGTGAAGTACCACTTACTCAGCCCCTGAATAAACTCGTAGCACTCAACGGGGGCGCCGCTAGAAGTTGATGCCTCATAGGCTGCATATGTCATTCTGGCACCTCGACAACGGAAATGCTGACTGAAATTTGGCCATTATACTCGTGATTCAGCTCCACCGTGTCAGAGTCGAGTCGGACATGGGAGATGAAACAAACCATGTCAATGTCATTGACCACGGCCGTAACCCCGATCGTCGCGTCGAGGCTCAGGGTCTCAGTCCCATCGTTGTTGGCCGTGCCACTTAGAACCCGCTTGAAGACCCGAGTGCCACTCTTGAGCTGAATCATTATGTCCTTGACACCGTAAAGGACGGGGTAGTTAATCGCCTTGACCACAAGTCCTGACGAGGTGGAGTTAAAGTCGGCGGTTACCTCGAGGTCTCTGTTCCATGATGGCAGCCAGAAAGCTTTCTGCTTACCTTGCAGGCTGTGGAGCCACTTCCTGGCCCGCCAGCGCTCAGCCCTGTTCTTAGTGCTGAACGTCAGAACCTGGTGGTGGTCAACCCAATTGGAAGTGATGTCTACCTCTACTGGGCCAGACCCGTTGTCGAAAACGTCTATGGTCCTCGATATTCTCTCAGTGACGTCACCAACCACGATAGTTCGGTCAGTAACCACATCCTTTCCCCGGTGCTGGGGATAGCCAATACTCGCCCCAAGGTGCTTGTTCTGTGTGACGGAGAAGGTTGCCTTTGATACAACAACGTCATTACCTGCCCGCGTGTAGTCAATACCGCTGTAGGCCCTAGCAAACCTCAGAGGGGCAACGTAGGCATTGGTGAAGTCCACTGTGAGGGGGAGCTTCAACGTTACGCTACCAGGCTGGACTGTAGTTATCTCAACAGCAAGTTCCTTGCTGCTGCTCTCCCAGATAATTACTACGTCGTTTTCCCTGTAATCTGCGACGGTCGTGTCCACGGGTAGGAACGTTGTTCCCATGGGGAGGGGGCCGACATGCGACAACTCTGACCAGACAGGGACACCGTAGACACGGTGCGCCCACTGAGAAGAGATTGCCTTGGCCTTGCTGAACTCCTCAGGCGTCAGCATGTAGGTATAGCTGAATGCCTGACGAGCCTCAGACCTGAGTGCCAGTCGCTGCTCTGTACTAAAGCTTTTGATAACGTCTGTCTTCCACTCCAGAGACTCTCTGTGGGTGGTTTGAGGTATGAACGGCCACACGAGAACGCGCCGGCCTATAACGCTGAGCCGCGCTTGCTCATCCGGGAAGGCAAACACGTATGCTGCGTCGATTACCGGAGAGCCTGAGGTGCCGACCTGGAGGGTGTACGTACGGGACTCGAAGACCCCAAACGTTGTGGGGGCGGCATAAGGCTCAATCAGGGTCATCCCGTCCGTGCCTGACTGGGAGATACCCGACAGCAGCTTTGTACTCCTGTGCGCGTTCCACACCTCGACAGGCCTGGTCTGGGTAGAGAGCAGGTTACCTACGTTGAGACTGTCGGGGACGATGTGAACCCTGTTGTAGTAATCCGCACCAAAGCCAGGCTCAATAGCCCCGTACACGGGAAGCTCTCTTCCAGGGTACGGGGCACTGCTGGACAATGCCCCGCCTATATCGGACTTCGCAAGTGCCTCGCCGGATGCCTGAGGTGCGGTGTTGTCCCCAAGCTGGGTGGACATGTCTGCCAGCGGCCCTGTGGGGGTAGGGCCCACAGGGATTTCGAAGACCCCGACTAATTCAGCCACTATGCCACCTTCTTGTATGCGATTCCGCGCTCGAGCGTGAGCCCGCCCTTCTGGTACCACGGGAACACTTTCCACGTGTCACCACCGAAATTGAACTCATCCCCTGGCAAATAGTTGGTCATGTCCATGTGTCTCATACCGGGTATAGTCCCTACGGGGTAGTTGTATGCCCCTGAGTAAACACCGACAACATTGGGGCAAAGTATGGCTACTCCGTTTAGAGGGTTCGGGGAGAGGTTTGACAACTGCTTGTTGTACGAGTCACCCCCCGAGCAAGCAAGTCTTAGCCCCGCAGCGTCGGTAAGGTACCCCCCAGACCCAGCCCAGTTATTGATGGAGTTGATGTTAACTCTCACCATCGAGCCAAACCCTCTGCCACTGGCAGCAGAGGACCCGTTGCCCCTGAAGGGGTAAAACTCCAGCTGGTCCCAGCTATCTACGCTAAGCGATGGCCAGTTGTTGTTGTTGGTTGCCGCAATGATATGGTCACCGCATGTCGCATAACAGAACCTACCCCCGCCCTCTGCAGCTGGGTTGAAGAGGTCCAGTGACCCACACCCAAATCGCAGGAAAGAACCTGTTGCTATTTCCACCTCAGCGTAGACAACCTTCGGATCTACAGAGAAGAAATGGTAGGCTGGGAACGGGCCTACTGTGGTCACAAGAGGGAAATGGACTACGGCCTGGTCGGTTGCTCCCGGGGTAAATCGTTGCGGGTACCCTGGCTGCCTGTCCCAGGCCAGGCCAGCATCGTAGCCGTCTGAGCCGTTGAGGCTTAGCCCAGTCTTGACGTCCGCGCTCCCGTTGATTAGGGCGGACTCATTCGCATAGCTTCTGAAGTTGAAAAACGCGCCCGACCTCGAAATACACAGCTCACGGCCACTGCCAGCCGTTCCCCACCTGTTGACGCTCCAGCCCAGCGAAGAGGCAAACAATCGGAATTTGTCCAACAGGTCATTAATGTCGCTCGATGTTCCAGTTTGGTAGGCCATGCCATCACTCCAGGGCCAGTGCCCAATAGTTGTTCAGCGTTGTTCTGTATGTGTTCTGGAATATCACGTGCACCTTTCCGCCAATCGTAGAGGTATCCTCGGACGTGACGTTAAACCCAGAAACGAAGTAAGTACCCTCTAGCTCACCTAACACGGCTCGAGTGGGCCCCCACTGGATGGGTATGCAGGGCTGGAACATGTATCCTCCACCGTAGCAGTCCCTGTAAGGCCTTACTTTACCAGTGGGGGATGAGTAAATACTGTGTGGCCACACACAGCGCTGCATACCTGCAATCGAAGAGTCTGCGACTGTAATCCCCTCAACGTCCTCCTGACTGGTGACGTTATTGTCAGCGTCTGTATACTGAAGCCAGTCACCAGCACTAGATCTTATAT